GATGAGATCTGAGGTATTAGATCCGTATTGGTACATGTGTTATTAACGGCATCTTGTTGAAAACAACCATAATCAAAATATTTACACGATCCATCAGACTCATTTGCACCAACAATAGTATATAAGCCACTGTTATTTAGTTGAACTGAATACTCTCCCGAAAAGTTGTACGCTATTGGGTCCATACATCCGGGGATTGTAAACACACACGAGCCATCTTCCCTAGATGAATTTGGGCTGTAATTGTCTGCTCTGGGATCTAGGCATCCTGGCGTAGGTAGTGCTCCTCCAACACCACCAATAAAACCTCCACCCAAACTTTGAATTGTGGATGGTGGTGCATCTGGTATAGTTATTGTGATTGGGGGAGTGCTTGGTTGAGTTGTTGTCGTCCTCACGGGATTCAACCCCAATAGGTTTCTTTGATCACTTGATCGCTTTGTTATCTCTGATATCAATTGAGGTGTAGAGAAATCCCTCACTTGTATTGGTTCGTTTATCCTCATTGGAGATTTTACCACCTGGACAGGTTCTGGTTCAGTTAGTAGTCCTTCATCATCTAAAGGTTCTTCGACAACTTCATTAATAGTTGACACGATTGGTTCAGTTGGAGGTGCTACTGTAGTGGGTGTGATTGTCATAGGTGCAATGGGTGGAGCCTCTATTTCACCACTACTTAAATCTACAAGAGGAGGTACATATGGGTCATATTCCATCTCTAGATATTCTTCTAAAGCTAACTGATCTCTTGCACGTTGATTCTCAAGAGCTATTTTTCTATCCTCTTGCATAGCTTTGAAATCAGGATCTTGTTTTCTATCCCGGTTATTTTGACCGGTCACAAAACCTCTTCCGAATGATTCAGCCATTACTTACTCCTACTGACGTACAATAAATTCAAACCCATCATCATAGATCGCTTCTTGATTATCATCAAAATTTAATTTGTATTGTATCTTATATTTTCTGTTAGGATAAAAACCATTCATCCATTGAATAAAATAATTTCCCGTATCATCACAACTCATTGATGTATATGGACTAAAAGGAACTACTGTTTCATTTGTTGCTACATCAACAATACTATATGACCCACTACCCTCTGGTATGAATGATCCAGTCAACGTTTGTACTGAAGTTGTAAACGTTTTTTGTATATGTCTTGGGCGAGCTTGAACTCTGAACTTTACTCTCTCAGTGTCTCTATATGATTCTCTGAGACCTTTCATTGTTACAATCATATCATTTAGACCACTCATAGTAACTGGTAATAAACTACCTGTATTTGAACCGGTAGCTGGTAAGTGATCGTCCCATTGAACTTCCAATACTGGAGCGTAGATTGTATTAGTTTGACCGCTGAAAAATCTAAGATCGCCAGTAGTTATAGTTCCATCTGATAGTGCAGCCTCTTCGTGACTACCACTAAACTTTACTAAAAATCCATTGTTGTTAGAACCTTCTAACCACCTATTCACAATATCAGTAACATCCATATCGACATCGGGTGATGCATATGTAAATGATTGTGAGGCTTCATAACCACTTCCCGTGTAAAAATATACTCCATGTCTTGCTAAACCATCATCATGCGACCACGTTACTGGAGAAGCTCCGGCATAATAAGAACGATTTTCCCAACTACATCCAGTAGTCGTCTTGGGTGAATCTGAGGTTCTACCAATACCTTCATCCCATGAAGATGATATTGGATATGCTCCTAGAGAATAATTTGTAGATACATCAGTTGTACCGTTAGCTTCAAATAATCTTAATTTAAATTTAGGCGAAGTAATTGTTTTGTTTACTATGGACTGACTAATCTCAGAAAAGTCTGGACCTTGAAAGTTTATTAAAACTCTAGTTTGATACCCAAAGTCGTTATTAACATATACCTTCTTGAGTTCTAATATTTCATCTCGACCAAAATTTTGATCTTTAAATGTTTCTCCCGTAATCAAATTGGAGCCACTATTGATATACGTATCTGCTGTTGAAAAAATTCTATAATGCATTATCTAACAGCTCCCTTTATGTTTTGTTCTGGATCTTTTAATTCAAAAACAGAGGGTGTTGCTGATGGTTGTATTACCCCCTGATTAAGTGATTGCTCAAAGTCAAATTTATATCCATAATTAGTCAGACCCGTAGAGTCATCTACCTGCCATGAATTGTTTACGTGGTGATACGTATATAGAGGTCCAAACGTACTCACGGATACTCCAGGTTGTAATTCATAATTAGGACCCTGTGATATACAGACATAATTTACTGAATACACTCCATCTATGTTCATGAGCTCATATTCTAACTTACTAACGTAAATGGGTTGTCTAAATTGCATTTTATCTACTTGGAAATAATTTCTAATTTTATCTATACACTTCAGTTTTATTTCTGCCTTGTTGGCATTTCTGTGAGCTACTACGTCAAAATAAACACCAAAATTTACAATGTACCCACCTCCAGATTCTCTAGTAAGTCTCAAAACTATTTCATCAGTAAGCATACGAAACTCGTTTAGATAATTTTTAAGATTTACACCTATTGGATCTGCTGGTGTTTCTGTTAAATTTTTATTTCTATCATAACTAAGCGTGTATACCTCAATAGTGGGTATAACACCACTTTGAATAACTTCTAATGCATTTTGAACTTTTTGATAAAAGTCGTTAAAGTTTTCTCTTTCCGGAGGTGCACCAACATCATATTTAGCTTGTATGCCTACTTCCGCATCTTGTACTATTTTTATAAGTTGCGATGTATTTCCAGAACTTCTCTCCACGTACACTTTAGCTAGATTACCAAACTTGGCTGGCATCCCAAGTATTCTAGCTTCATAATCACTCTTAGTGACACATCTATTCTGTGTAGTAAAAAATGCAGCAGCGCGCTCTCGTATCTCTTGTAAAGTTTCCTCTGCAGCACCACCTCTAGCTGGTTCTGGATTTGTAATGGATAATGTAGCTGATGTTAAGCTAGGACTGCCTGGAGCTCCTATTTTATTTGTTACTACAGATAAGTCGTTGGCTACTACATTTGAATTCAAACCTCCACCTACTCTATACTTTATTGTAAGCTCAGTGTGAGATGGAGTTTCACCTAACGTACTAAATTCATCTCCTAATAGTGGATCAATACCCGCTTGAATACTCTGGACTTGACCGGGTACTGTAATTCCTGCTTGATCAGATTGTATAAAACCACTTTGTATTGTTTTACCAGAGCGTAGTATTCCATTTCCAAACACCACACTCGTAGTTCCTTCAAAGTCATTCTCTACTACAAATCGTTTAGAAGTTCTTATGAATTCTAAAGTGTATGGAACTGGAACCGTATTCACGTCCTGTCCACTTTCCAAAGACGTATAAGCATCACTTCTATTAGGATTGGAAGTATAATGAGTCTCAATAGGTACTCTATCTTGTGCCAAAAAATCTACTTGGTGGTATTTGTTTCCATTACTGTCATGCACTGAAATAATCTGTACGACATTTTTTTCAGGTAAGTTTAGTTTTAAAAATTTAACCGGAGCTCCTATTGGAAAACTTTTAGATTTTGTCTCACTACTAATAGCAGTAACTGATCTCTTGAGATCATACCCAGTAGCTATACCCTCATCATTAAAATCACTTTGTATGGGAAGTGGATCAGCTGATGAACTTACTGAGAAATCTACCACATCCAACGTTTCAAACTTTACTGTTGAAGATAATGATGATTGTACCTGCATACCAGGTTCAATAGATACTGCTTCGCTGTAATTAGGGAATGATCCATCTCCCAGAGAACCAACCGTTTGTGTTACTTCCAATACAGCATATGCTGGTACGGAAGTTTTTGCAGTATATCCTAACATCTTGGCTAGCGTTACTACATTACGTCTCTCTTCAGCCAAAGGTAACATCATTTCTTTATATTGTTGATCCATATAGAAAGACAATACATCACCAACATATGCAGACATTTCTAGAAGCATCATGCCAGGTGAGGTTTCATTAAAATCTCTATACGTATCAGGAAAATAAGACTTGGCGTATTGGATCAAGGAACTCTTTATTGTATTGAAGTCTTTGTTAATGTAATTTACATTAGTTTCTTTGAAGTCTTGATCCGTATATGGCACCTTAGTCTCCTAGTGTTACAGTTACGGATTCCAATGAATTGGGATCCTTTGTTATGTTAAAAAGTACTGTTACTTTCATGGTATTTCTAGAGCCCACACTATCTGGTAGCATTTGAACCTTTAAATCCTTTACTTCAACAAAAGGAAGATATTGTTCAAAAGTATCGATAATATCGTTCTCTATAGCAATTTTAGTTTCATCGGTAACTTGTTCAAATAAATATTTTTTTAAACCCATTCCAAGTTGAGGTTGCATTAATCTTTCACCCTTATCCGTAGATAATAACAACTTAATATTATTCTTTACAGCTTGTATAGTGGTCTTTGTTGATTCAAAATATCCCTCAATACCTTCACTTCTCTTTAGAGGATATTCTAAACCAATAAAAATATTTTCCGTTCTATCTTCTATCAGTGGCTGTATTGTGAGATCTCTTCTTGCCATTATGTTGCCTTGTTAATAGTGCTTTTATCTGGATTGAGTTTTACTTCAGCATTTCTACTATACTGATTAGTTCTATCATAAATAGGGTCCTTTAGCTGAACTTTTGCCGAAGCTGCTTTACCAAGATACGCTTTTCCTTTTGCTTCTACATTCATACCATTTTTAAATACCGTGTTTCTTTTTATCTTACCGGTAGGAGGTAAAGCGGGTAGCTTGAGATTTATAAGAGGCGTTGGGGGTGTAACGGCAGGTCCTACTGTACCTGGATGTCCCACACCAGTTAAATCTATATCTACATCCTTTAAAAATTTTATTTCATCTACTATTACTGTAGCATCCATGGATGTTATATTTAAGGTTAAACTTTTAATATACCGCTCCACAGCTAACGCTATACCTTCTGCCAACTTGGGAATGTTACCTTTATCAAGCTTTCCATTCTCATCTGGAGTTATACCAGAAGCATTAACGAACACATCCTCTATATCTGATTTCAGACTTCCCATTACTTCCCAGGGCTGCGCTGTTTTATCTTTTGTTCTGATGCCTTCATTACTGGTCGATAATCTTTATTTAAAAACTGTGACATAGGATCAGCTGGATTTATAGGGGCTGCTTGAGTCATATGACGACCATTTGCAGTAGGTTGCACGGTTCTATTCAAGACGTCTTGCATATTTGAAGTATCTAAAGTTCCTCCTCCCATAGTCTCCCATTCCGTATCATTTGCCGTCTCTTGCAAAATATCATTTAAAAGAGGATTACTGGTTTGTGGAACTGCACGTTTACGTACTGGTTGTTGAGGTGCCGTGGTAGGAGCTGTAGCTCTTGAAGGTAGAGTAGTCTTTTTATCTTCGCGGAGAATCTTTCTAACCTCCAACTGAACTTCCTCTCTAACAACTTCTCTTATTAATAATCTTAATTGATTTTTTTTCATATTATCCTCATAACTATTGGTTTTTTTCTACAAAATGTTTACTACTTTGAAAATCTAACTGACCTCCTGGAGCAAATTTAGCCTTCAAGCTAGCTAATTTCAATCCAATTGGTCCTCCGTTACCCACTGGTGGATTTTCCAATAATGGTACTGGAGCTCCATTACATATACCCACCGCTGAACTCACTATATCAATCAACTCCGTAAGTACTTCTGATATGTTATCAGCAAATGCTACTGCATGAGCTTCTTCTTGCTTTCCTAAATAAATATTAGATGCTTCCAATAATATCTTACTATTAGCGGATACTGTTACATCTTTACCTGCTCCCATATTGAGATTAATTTTACTTGAAAGAAATATAGATTCCTTCTTAGCATTAAAAATAATTCTATCAGAAGAACCAAATAATTGTGGTCTTGCATAATTGTATATGTAATCAGTGACATCATCTGTTCCTATAGATGTCTGTACAAGAGATGACATAATTCTATTGGGTTCATTTACTGTATCGGATGCAAGTATATATCCATTGATCGTAGCGTTAGTATCCTGTGATATATACTCACCAAAGTTGTCTTTTATTGAACCGTTTTGTAATGCTGCTAATAATGTTCCATCTGCTGCGCTTTCAAAGCTACTATTGATACTCTTCCCGTTACTAAAAACTATATAAGGATTTGAGCCTCTACTACCTACCCTAATAGAATTACCATGCCTACCTTCTATCATAACATCTCCGTGAGAAGGAGGTGTTGTATTAGTTGGTTTGGTGGATTTAGATCTATTGGGTTGGAAAGGAAAGTTAAGATCTCTACCAGCTTCACCTGCAGAATCATCTGATCCATTTTCATATAAACTATCTATATTAAAGTTTATCTTATTTTCTGTGTTGAGAGGACCTAAATAATAATTTCGTTGTCCAAAAGTACAGAGCAATACTGGATCACCTTTGCTGGGAGTTTCGTTTATACCCCTCAATAGTGGTAAGTACTTGGTAGAAGTTTTAGTAACTGAATTATCACTTGCATGAGCTGATGCTTCTATAACACCAGACATAGCGGAAGGTTCAGTATAAATTTTTTCAACATGTCCCGGGACAAACTGTAGCCACACTAGTTGAGGAGGTGAATTTTTGAAAAGACCGGAATTGTCTACAGATGAAGGTTCTAAAGTTATGAATGTAGAACCCATTAATTACCTACTGGAACATTCGTTTTAATTTTATTTATTTTATCGGACTCATCTTGCATATCATTAGCTGTATCTTGAAGAGTAGCTATCAACTCTTCCTTCTCAGCATCCGAAAGCATCATTGTATCCGAATCAGACGCTCCGTTTGATTTTCCAACTATTCGTTGGAGCACACTGGCTAATTTTACAAGATGCTCATCGTTTCTTATAGCTACATCAAATATTTCTTTGACTATAGGCATAACAACAACGGCATCATCTATGCTTTGTATAAATCCATGGATTTCTTGAATCAATAGATCAAGTTGAACCCGTTTGCTTTTTGAATTATCGTATATATCTCTAGTCAGATCACTGAAAGATACGTTGTCAAATATTTTTACATCATTGTCCATTTGCTTACCCTTTACATGTAGTACTGCACCTATAAGTATACAGTAATGTAATTTGTAAGCAAAAACTACAACATACTATTTTGAGGGGTTGGTTACACCCGTTTGATATTCCACAGCCAATATTTTATAATGCTTTTTCATTTCATTAACAACCTTTGTAATGTAAACTGTATTGACACCAGTCATCTCACGTATCAGTATATATAAGCTCTTCTTGTTAAAATTATCTATCTCACCTCTTCGATTAAATAACTCTACTATAGAATATGCTATATCAATATCTCGTTTTTTTCTAAATAGACTTGGTATTTTTTTATCAAAGTATTTAGTGATCATATCCATAAATTCTTTCTTTACTTCTTTCTCGTGACGGGGAATATCTACCAACTGAGCACTTATACTAGGTCTTGATATTTCTGAATGTGTAGTTTGCTTTTTGTAGTTTCCATTATTCACTGCAATTAAGTAATTCTTAGCTACTACTGAAAAATAACTAAATGCTTTGAAGCCGGTATCTGGTTTGTATTTGTGCATGTTCATTACCAAAAAGCTCAACACTTCTTGCTTTACATCATTGAATCCTGCATCAAAGTAGCTGAACTTAAATGTATTGATAATATTTTCACACAGCTTATCTAATGCAAAGTGAATCTTTTCTCTATAAATCTTATCTCTCAATAACGGATTTTCAGACTGGTTGTATTCAACTATTGCATCTTGAACTGCTTGGTCAAAGTATACTTTATTTTTTCTTGGTCTTCCCACTGGAATCCTCCTCAAATAACTGGTTTAATAATTTTTGTAATTGTTTTACTTGCTCAAAGAAAAAGCCTATTTCATCATCCGACTCAAAGTGTCCTGATTCATCAACAAGCCTCATTTTTTCTGCTGAAAACTTTATTATCCTATCAAATTCTAACATATATGTCTCAAGAGATGTTATTCTCCTCAAAGATAACATTAAAAGATACGCTAGAATTGTACTCGAGACAACTAAAATTCCAATAATAATATACTCAACCATTAGGAAATAACTCAGAAAATTTATCTTTCATGTTCTGTATTTTTTTGTCCGTAACGTTGCGATCTTTTGGAGTTCCCTCTTGGTATCCCACATCCACATTTTCCAACGACTGCTTATATAGTTGCTTCTCGACAACAGTACTCGTCCAATCTGCAAAGTGTACAATATAGTGTAGTATATTATCTGTATCATGCTTTCTATACAGAGCTGTATTACCATCATCAAACATTCCATCAGACAACTTGATAGCCTTCCAAACTTCTTGGGATATCTTGACATCAAACCACTGGAGCAACCATAGTGCTCGATCCGTAACTGATAGTGGCTCGAGCTTAGGGTTAAATGTGTACCACTCATTTAACTTATTACGTCTCCATTCATCTGTTTGTCTTATGTAGTATGCATTATCCAGATCACCTATCTTACCCAAGTCATGAAACATGGCTGCCATAACAATATCAGCATCGGATGCCTTTACTTGTACGCCCATGTGTGAGAAGAGCTTTTTTTGTTTTAGTGAAGTATCGATAACACGTAGCATGTGATCTACTAATCCTCCAGCAAAACAATTGTGGTGGTTTGGTCTACTACTTGCTGGAGCATCAATGAATCTATCCTCAAAGTGCTTAAATAATTTAAGAGTATTTTCTTTTTCACTATCTTCAAAATACTCATCTACGTATGAGAGTAACTTCTTCCAGTTCCCTAGAATTTTATCTGAGTCCATATTATAACCTTTTGTGTTTGTGTTTATTTATTTTGTCTTGAAAATTTTTCTGCAGCCGTGACCCCTAGACCTACTATAGTAATATACATAAAGTTTTCTAAGATTTGATCTTTGACGTCAAACTGCCAAAAGGTGTTAGCTACCCAACTACCTACGAGCATTACAAAAGATGCAAACCCTATTGTTCTCTTACTTGAGATCTTAGATTCACTACTTAACATATTTTTTAGAAATTCCATATTTCTTCTCCGTTCCATTTATTTGTGGACCTGCGGGGATTCGAACCCCGGTCCAGTTTACAACTTAATACAAGTCGTTACAGCTTAGTTCAGTTTCAATAAGAAGTAACTGACAAACTACTTGTAACTTTGCTCAGAGTTACCAACTGGCAGTTTATTTAATCTCTAACTTCTATCCTAGCTAAAGAGATTTTGTCTAACTTGGTTTATGACTGAGTGTTAGACGACTCGGTAACTTATGCTGCTGCGTAAGTTGACTGAACGTCAACAACCGGCTTAGCCACAGTAGATACTTCCATTGCTGGATAATCATACTCTGCCAAATGCCAATCTATGTTCAAGTCCTCGAGGTTTATAGCCTCATCAATTGGTTTAGTGAGTCTTTTGTTACGAGACATACTCAATCTCTGCTGCACTTGTGGTTCGTTTGTACCTGTCGATACCATTCAGGCCCTGTTTAGTTATTTTTAATTTTTTAAGATTCACCATAAGTGGTAATTTGTAATCTATACTTTTCTAATTCTTTTTTAAATTCACGTAGAGCTGTTGCATCTGAACCGGTCAGCTCTGCAGCATCAGCATATTCGTTTAGATATGTAGATAACCGATCTTTCTCATCTTCAGTTATATCAACATCTACTTCACTTAAAATTTTATAAACGTGATCCATTCTACTCGCAAAGTGATCAATGACTTTACGGTGTTCCAGTAATACTAATTCGATGTTTATTAACCGTTCAGCCATTTTATTTAACAATGTTTCTATGGTGACTTTTTTGTTCATATATAATATGTATCACTTGTCATCTACATTCTCTGTAGATTTGTCATCTACTACTTCGTACTCGGCATCCACTGAATTTTCATCATTGGATGGTTCCTCTTGAACATCACTAGTTTGTTGTGAATGCATGCTATTCGATATCTCTCCGAGAAGAGTATTTAGTTCTTCATATCTTTTATTGATACCTTCCGCATCATCTGTTCCTACTTGTTTTTCTAATGTTTCCACCTTACTATTTATATCTTTGATTTGATCTTTAGATAATACTTCTTTATTTTCTTCAACAGTCTTTTTACATTGTGTTATAAGATAAGATGATTTATTTTTTAATTCTACAAGCTCTGCTTTTTTTGTATCAGCCTGTTTGTGTTTTTTGGCATCGGATATCATTTGTTCTACTTCACTATCACTCAATCCCGTAGAAGAAGTTATACGAATGCTCTGTTCTTTGCCTGTCCCTAAATCTTTGGCAGATACTGATAATATACCATTGGCATCTATATCAAACGTGACCTCTATTTGTGGTGTCCCTTTGGGGGCTGGTATAATTCCTTCTAAGTGAAATCTACCTATAGATTTATTATCTGTTGCAAACTTTCGTTCTCCTTGTAACACATGTACTTCAACCGAGCTTTGATTTTCTGCTGCTGTTGTAAATGTTTGTTTTTTGTTTGTAGGTATAGTAGTGTTTCTCTCTATAACTTGTGTCACTACTCCACCTAGTGTCTCTATACCTAACGATAAAGGAGTTACGTCTAATAATAAAACATCCGTAACATCTCCAGAAAGAACACCTCCCTGAACCGCTGCACCTAACGCTACTACTTCGTCAGGATTGACTGAGTGGTTTGGTTGCTTATTAAATAACTCCTCGACTACTTTACGAACTAATGGAATCCTCGTGGATCCTCCAACCAAAATGACCTCATCTATATCCTCAGTGGTCATCCCTGCATCCTTGAGAGCGTTAATGCAAGGTTCTTTAGTTCTGTTCACTAGTTCTTCAGTAAGAGTATCAAATTTAGCTCTAGTCAAGGTTATGTCCAAATGCTGAGGTCCGGATTCGTTAGCTGTAATAAACGGTAGATTTATATTAGTTTGAGATGAAGATGAAAGTTCCTTTTTAGCTAATTCCGCTGCATCTCGTAATCTCTGTAAAGCTGAGGGATCATTTGATAGATCAATAGCACTAGTATTTTTATACTCACTAACCAACCAATCCAATAAAGCTTCATCGAAGTTATCTCCTCCTAAGTGAGTATCACCATTAGTAGATTTTACTTCAAAGATCCCATCTCCTAACTCAAGAACTGATACGTCGAATGTTCCACCGCCCAAGTCGTATACTACAATCTTTTGGTCTTTTTTATCTTCTAACCCATAAGCCAAAGCGGCCGCTGTTGGTTCATTTATAATTCTCTTAACATCAAGACCTGCTATCTTTCCCGCATCTTTAGTAGCTTGGCGTTGACTATCGTTAAAGTAAGCTGGAACTGTTATAACTGCTTCTGTAATATTAGTTCCTTGGTGTTCAGTAGCTACTATTTTAAGTTGCTCCAAGACCATAGCTGATATTTGCTCTGCGGAATAATTTTCTCGTTTAGTTTCTATTTGTATCCCACCCTTACTGGAACGATTAATTTTATACGGGACTTTTTTTGTATCCTGTTTTACTTCATCATACTTACTGCCAATAAATCTCTTCACTGAAGATATAGTGTTGAGTGGATTAGTTACGTTTTGTCTTTTAGCTGAGGTTCCGACCAATCTCTCCTTATCCGTAAAGGCTACGACGGACGGTGTTGTTCTGTTTCCCTCTTTATTGACTATAATTGTGGGTTCACCACCTTCCATGATAGCCACACAGCTGTTAGTTGTTCCTAAATCTATTCCTATAATCTTACCCATTGTTTCCTCCGTAATGGTCTAATATTTTATCTCTGAGGCCTTCCCTTTCTTCAGCAGTGGCATCGTGCCACACCATTGCCAACATAGAAGACTGATGACTTACTTTATCTTTTAAATCTTTTATATTTTGTTCATAAAATTCTATAGACTCCGTAACTGGTGCTATATCAACGTTATGTTTATTTGCTATACTCTCTACCATTTCCATATCATCTTCCATGATAGCAGTTCTAAGTTTTTTAAAGTCTCCATCATCTCCACTCTTTTTATCTGGATGGACGACTGATGCAATTTTTTTATACAACTTGTTATTTGTCTTAGATAATTTTTTATTTTGTTTGTTTTTAATTTTTGTTGTGGAAGTATCAGGTTGTTCCTCATCTGATAATTCCGCAAACTCTTTTTGAAACTCCTGCAGAGCCTCTTTGAGAAGTTCATTGGAATACTGAGCCTCGACGGTACGAAACTTATATTCAGTCTTGAGCTTACGTAAATATAACTCTTCATTTATCATTCCTGTGGGTGAGAAAGAACTTCAATCATTTCCGTTTTAGTTCTAGCTCCTAGAAACCTGCCTACCTCAACACCATTTTCTTCCACTATAGTGGTAGGAACGGAACGGATATTATATTCATTAGCAATCTTAGGATTCTTATCACCATCTATAAATTCTATATCGTAACCTTCATTAGATAGTTCTTTCATTATTGGTTTGAAGACCTTACAAGGTGCACACCACTCAGCACTAAAATATTTTATTTTCTTCATGTCAATACCCATCCACTATTTAGTAACGATTGTACTTTTTTATATTTCATAACTTTAACCGCTTTGTCCTTCTTGATCGTAACGAGATCATTGCGTCCTATTTTTTTTTCAACTCTCACCGTAGTCTCTTTTTTTCTATCATGTATGGTTTTACCGTTGAGATGATCTATCTCGTGTTGAACACATACAGTTTCTAAAATCTTTAAGTTGGTTTCCTTTTGTTTGTCCTTGGGTGTTTCTTCCCAACTACCCTTTGCATCATCTACAACTGATGGTGCTCCACTAAAGTACCAATTACTTTCTTCCTGTGATGTAGATACGATGATATCTCTATATCTTTTTGTATGTACACCTTTGCCTGGGTAGGACAGACAACCTTCGTAATAAGGCAGTTCTACTTCCCTGGACACTATCTCTGGGTTGATGAGGATTAGAGGCTCGCGAACATTTACAACAGCAACGGCTGCATCAATACCCACTTGGTTGGCAGCTAACCCTATTCCGTCTTTTCTGGTGGCAAGTATTTCAAACAACCTTGTTGCTATTTTCATACCTTCCTCCACCGTCACGGTCTTGAGCTTTTTCTTAATTAAAGAATTATCTTCTTTGATGCAATTGATCACTTTATTCTTATAAGGCATTTGTTGCACTTTTCCATAATCACTTCTTAACACAGAAGATGGTTTGTGGTGACCCGTTATAACATTTTGTTTATCTGACATTTATTACCTATAACCAAACCAATCATCATCGTTGGAAACTTTGTATGCTATATACAACAACAATGAGACTACAACCACTTCAAACAATCTATCTATTCTCCATAGTTGTGATTAATAAAATCTTTTTGTTTTTGAACTGCTTTTTTGAGAGCAGCTTTTTTTTCTTTTTGACGAGCGACCAAAAGTTGTTCTTTTGTTCGACGCTTCTTCTTCTTATTTTTTTTCTTTGTTACTTTAGTTGGTGGAAGAGTATTTTTTAAATTAGGCTGTTCTACTCCTTTGTGAAAAACACTTCCGTCTTTATCCACAAATTCAGCCATAAAGTGCCATCCGGCAGGACGACCTGTCTTCTGCGTCTGCTTTGGTTCCTTAGGAATTCCAACCACTATCTGTACACAAACCCAACAAGTAACACTTCTGATTCCACTGTCTACATTATCGACAATTCGACCACATTTCTGACAAGGTATTGATATCATGTTAATTTCCATATATTAATTTACTTACAAGTATATATGAGAGACAACAAGTTTTTTATAAAAGTTCAAATTCAACATCAATTACCTTACGACAAATTAATATCAATTCACCCGATTGCAATATCGTATCAGCTCCAAAGTAGAGGCTCTTTTCCCGTTCAACATCAACAACACTAGATTTGGAAATACGAGCAAGAACCTCATACTTTGAATCAGCAACTGTAACTAAATCAAGTTTAGCCAATCTTGATTGTTTTCTTTAGGGGTTGAACTGGTTGGAGCTTTGGAACCTGTATGCTTAGGATACCTTCTTTAAAGATAGCCGTGATGTTATCTCCATCCAATTGATCACCTAGCTGGAACGATCTCTTGAAAGAAGAACTTTTTAATTCACGTCTAATCACCTTAGCATCTTTTTCATCCCAGATACCATGCTTGTCACCTGAAATGGTTAAGACTCCCTCTTGAACATCTATCACTAATTGAGATTTATTCAAGCCAGGAATCTCTGCTACTATACCAACTCTATCTTGATACTCATACACGTTCACCTTGGGGTAAGCTGAACCCTCGTATGGTCTTATACCAATCGTTCTCATCACTTCTGGAAATTGTGATTCCACAAGTTGATCAAAAATTTTATCAAATGGGGTCAAAAAAGAATCCCTATCAATTGTAGGGATTTGTGAGGTGCGTATAGCTTTAATTTTAGTCATTATATTCTCCTGTTTTGTTTACTTTAGTCAAACACCGGGATATCCTCTCTTGAGCAATATCCTTTTGTATAAGTATCATTAAGTTATTCTTAAATTAGTTTTTTTCCATAAATCTTTTATTCAAGGTCTTAGCTACATCAAGTACACTAGTTGGATCAATAAACTCGGAGGAATTTCCATACATCTTTTGAAATGACTTTCTATCGTTAGCTTCATACTGTTCATATTGACCATCACCTATGAAGTAACTCAATACTTTGATTCCCTTAGCTCTAATCTTCTTGAGTGATTTTCTGCAATGAGCTTCAGCATTTACTCCATAGTACCTAATTTCGTTGTTACCAAATTGAGGAGCTCCGTCAGAATAATTTAATAGGATACTATCCATGCTAGTTGACGCTTCTATAAAATTATCCATGATAGCATCAAACGTTAAGCTCTCCGGAGTTGTACCACCGGGTTGAAGATGTTTGAAGAGTTTTACTTTACTTATTTTATCTTTGGAAGAATCATATATCTTCATAATTAGAGGATATGAATTTCTTTGATTTCTAGTAGTTGATCGTGCAGTAACTTGAACATCAATATTTCTTGTCATACTTGCTGCCTTGATAACTGCCACTGTACTAGTGATAGTTTTTGTAAATTTTTCTCCAGACATTGACCCAGAAAAATCTATAGTGATGTGGAGATTTATTCTCTTGAACTTTTCCGTTAGAGTTGTGAAGAATACATTTTCATTACCAAAGCCTAAATCAGATAACATTCTCTTGTCAATTCTACCATTATTCTTTCTATTGTATTTGATAGTATTATCTGAATTTCTTATTTGAAGTTTACGACCTAATATAGATCCAATACGTAAACCTTCTTGGATTGGATGTTCATTTTTGTCACGAACCCAGTTAGTTATGATTGGAATTACATTACCACTTTCTATCAACTGTTTATTAAATTTATCTATCACTACAACTCTTGTTGTTTGCTTCTCACCATAATTATCCATCTCGACATCTTTGTATCTGGCATTAGAAGTACCAAATGCATTGACCGAGCTTGCTTCTTTTTTAGTGAGTTTACCTTTATTGACTTTTCCATCAACAAAATCCCGTTGCTTCTTTAATGCATTTGAAGCTTGCTTTTTTTGTTTGTCGGTAAGTTCTTTAGATGAATTATTTTCTCCACTATCACCCTCACCTTCTTCATCACCGCTTCCACCTTTACCCTCACTACCACTTTCTGTATTCTCTTCCTTATCTTGTGATATAACTATATACCTAAGTGCCACAGCTAAACATTCATGAGCTATATTGATAACATCTTCAGTATTTTTCAATCTAGATATGTTGGGCAGATCTATCAAATCGTTTATAGCTTTGAGTCCCTTGAGGGCATCCAATCTAGTATTTCTGTTATGCAAGTTTACTATTCTCATACTATAGCTATCAAATGTTTCTTCAGTGTAATCTGAAGAATCTAGAGCAGCGTCAATAATTTTAGAATAAAAGAACTTCTTGTACATTTTATGATAATAACCCTTATAACCCGGTGAAGATTTAAACACCTTATTATCGATTCTGCGATCCTCGATATAGTTAATTAACATTTTTGATAGAACATCAACTTCTCTCAAAGAGTAATACAAGTAGTCTGTATTCTCATATAAACTTGCAAATTTATTTTTAAGTTCATCGTATCTAGTAGATTCTCTATAAGTTCGAAGTTCGTCAAATTGAGTGAAAGCTATATGAGAACCCTCATGGAGAGCTAAGCCTACAGCCACATCAAAATTTTTCTCATCTAATTTACTACCTATGACTACACTCTTTCCGTCAGTGTAAGAATCTCCTCGTGTAGCAAATCGTACGGGAATATTTTTACCCGATACTATCTGTACAAAGTTGGATATGGCGTGTTTTTTAGATGACAGCTCAATTAAGTCTTTGGTGTTATCTTGAATAGATTCTTCATCCCAACCTAAAATATTATCTACCGACCTTGTGGAAATATCTCTCCAAAAGGAACTGTATGTGTTGTTCATTATTTCTCCTTTATTCATATCCTACTTTACGCAAAAATACAATACGAGGCAACAGTTAAGTAAATGGAGATCCAAGAACCCAACTAACCAATGAGTAGCGTATGCCCTTGGTTATAGGAGTAACTTGATGCCACATCCTTGAATCAAAAATTAATATTGATCCCTGTTCTAGTATTGGAGGTATAATTGGTTTCTTCAATCCATTCCAAAACTCAAACGTACCTCCCTCATAATCTAAATGACTTGATAGTTGAAGTGTAAGGCTGAGCTTTCTGGTTTCCACTTCAGTTTCAGCATATGAATAACCGCTATCCTGATGCCATCCATAAAAATTATCCAACTCGTATTTGCCAAATTGACATGGAGTAAATTTAGTCAGATTATATTTCCAAACTTTTTGATTTGTTTCCAATACATACTTGAGAAGAATCTCGTTCATACTGTGATCCTTTTGTAACCAATTCAATTTAGTCTTTCTGATCTTTCCATACTCAGAACTCTTGGGAGCATTTTTTTCATAATCCCACTCATCTTCTTGCTTCATTCTAAATATCTCTTCCGGATACAAAGAGTCGTTGCCTAGATAGTTTCCTGTATCAGCCTTTAGTTCAGATTCATCATTGAATTCTTGTATAATGTCCTCACAGACTTTTGGATGAATAGCTTTTTGCCAATAGTAATAACTCATAATATTCCAGACAATTTTTCTGTCGGATTGTTTCTAGCGTGCATTAAATTAAACAGAGCCGTATAGAGTTGTATCATATCACGACACTTACTTATAGCTTCAGCACATCTATGTTTGTGTCTAGGATTTCTAAAGTGATATCCATTTGTTAATTCTAGAACTTCAACTCTAGCTGCACCAAAATTGCCGTTCTTTAACTGTTTGTTGAAACCATGTCTATCAACCAAGCCGGAGATATACTCCGGCGTTAAGTAACTTTTATCTTTCATACTTTCTCCTAATATAGTTCATCTGGTGAATTATCGTCAATAAATTTCTGTACTATCTGCTTAACAAAAGTTCGTTCAGAGTCTATTCCTCCGGTAGCATCATATTGAGGATATATCGTTACCTCAGCAGCTTCCGGAAGACTAAATCCGTCATGCAACAATCCAGCTATCTCTACAGTCGTTCTGGTTGATATACCTGAATCTATTCTGGGAGAATCACTTAGACTTTCTAGTCTAGTCAAGCATGCAATCTTAGCTATATTTTCAATATGCGTGGATTCTACAAATGGAAACATATACTCAAGTAGACTTATTTCTTGAGCTTCATCTAGAACATCCACTTCAACCGTAACAAATCTATCTCTTAGTGCTCTATCTAGAACTCGAGTAGCAGTATATTCATTTCCTATATTAGCAGTAGCTACAAACGTAACACCAGGTGCTACCTTGACTGTCTCGGAACCGTCAGCCTCATCCAATCTTAGATATCTTTGCGTCTGATCCAAAACGGTCATTAAAATATTCCAAGCATCCGGATGCGCTCTACTCAATTCATCTAATAAAATAACAGCGTTTGGAGTCTTGATAGCCTTTACAAATAATGATTCCGAAAAGTAAGTTCCCTCGTTTTTATTGAAGTGAGTGTTTCCTATTAGAGTAGCTCTTGGATCTTGAGTAGCTCCTAAGTTGAAGTAAAAATCTGGTCTGTCTAAAGCTCTTACTAACGACTTTGCAGCCATGGTTTTACCTGATCCAGCTGGTCCGGTCATCATTATATTTTTAGCTCTAACAGCTGAGCGAATTAAAAACTTCCACTTGAGTTCACTCATCTTTAATCCCTTAGGTTTCAAGCCGTAACTATCATGTATAAATTTTCTATCTGTGGCTAGTTGCTTGCTAATAGTTTTTTTGCTAGTACCAGTTTCAGTACTTTTTAGTTGGGATACTACATAATCATAATCTTCCATGGATATACTCGACCACTTGGACCATCCACTACCATCATCAGTTCTCGTTAGAGCCTTGCCTCTTTTTAGTGCTGATAATCTAGTACCGTAAGATACATACTGGGTTACATCATTATTGTCATAATTGTAAGCTTTCATTGAACCGTTTTCTTTTACTATCTTTACGGCTTGTACGCTTGTTGACTTCATTGTATTTCTCCTTTTGTTCATATCCTACTTTACGCAGAAATACAATACGAGGCAACAGCTAAATAAAAAGATGGTCTGAATTATCTGAGGATGTTTTGGTATCGGGAGAAGTTTTAAACTTCAGGGATGTGTAAGTGTTGGTTTTGAATAAAATGTAGAGGATAACTAATGTCAATAAGTTTTTTAGAGTGTGGTACAAATTCATCAATACTTTTTTTACTCTAATCAATATCTCTTGCTCCCCTCCGCACTTCTCTTACTAACTTTTTTATTCTTTTGTATTTGTACTTTTACTTCTCTTGTACTTACGAATAGACTTAATACCTATGTATATATAGAACGTATTTTTCCAAAACATATATTTTTATTTTTTATATTTATTTATGCGGGATTCCCCCGCGTAGTTCCATTACACACACAACGGAGTAAACCATGAAAGATACCATAACAATGGTTAAGGGCTGGGTTGATGATATTCTTCATCTTCTAATGTCCTTTGTTGCTATGGGTGCCGTCTCTGAAGTAATGTTCGGGAGTGGTGTCTTTGGCGTCAACGTTATAGGAAATCTAACATCAATCATCAGTAAGTTCGGTCAGTCCGGATTTGCAGGACTGGTTGCCATATTGGTGTTGGTAGGTATATACAACCGTAAGTAGGGTAACGGAAAAAGGGATGACTTATCCTACTTTGTCATCCCTTGGTTATATTACTCTTTAAATCTTATTGGTATTATCATTTTAACACTAACTGGCAAACCGTTTTGTGTGGCTGGGTGATAGGTAATCTGTTTAACTTTATTGAGGATCACATCGCTAATTGATATTTCAAACTCATCAACGATGATAGGATTAATAACTGCTCCAAGTTCATTAACAATAAATTCCACTAACACCTGACCACCCGTCCAATTTTCATCAATACTATCTTTGATATCATAATAGGTCAAGTCTAATTCTTTTATGGGTTTAGGTGGCTGACTTCCAGTATCAAAATTAGAATTGATATTTGGATTCTGGGCTATCAGCGAGCCCATTAACATTACTAATAAAAGTTTCATATGTATCTCCATTTAATTAAATCATACATATCAAACGATATTTAAATAAATGTATTAGAATTTGATTAGCATGTTAAAATATAAAAAAACTACACATAAATACTTAAATTATTTAATCAACTACTGCTCTACCTTTGAGCTTTTCCCAATCCCTTTCAGGTCGTACCTCTAAATTCTTTTCCCAAGCGCCCTTTAGAACTTTCATATCAATACCAAGTGAAGCACCATGAGTAATCATAGCTTGTATGTCTTTTGGAAAACACGATCCACCAAACCCAGATTTTCCATCAGGACCAGGTACATTCATATGGGAATGTCCCACACGACCATCTCGTAGGAATCCTTCCTTGACATCTTCCCAGACACTCCAACTTTCAGCATCAGATATTTGTTTCATTTCATTTAAGAAGCTCACCTTTGTAGCAAAAAATGTATTCGTCATATACTTGATCAGTTCCGCTGACTCAAATGTTGTATTTAATATAGAAATAGTTTTACCAAAACGTCTTCTAAACAACTCTGCTACTTTTATGACTCCAACACTTTCACTCCACGCTCCACCTAGTACTATTCTAGCTTGATTTATAAAATCAAAGTGAGCACTACGCTCAGTTAGAAACTCCGGATTAAATACTAACTCTAATTTATTAAACATAGCTGCCAACTTTCTAGTTGTGCCTGGAGTAACTGTTGATCTCAATAATACTATAGGTGACCTATCCTTTTGTATAGCGTTAGATATATTAGTTAGTGCATCCTTTACTATATCAACATTAATCGATCCGTCCTTATTGCTTGGTGTAGGTACTGAGAGAAATACAAAATCAGATCCATTTACCGTTTCCTCTAATGTATGTGTACTCTTGTTAGGATCTATATCATAAACCTTAACATCAGCATCATATCCTACGCTTGGAGAGAATCCAAACTTGACGGCCGAGCCAACATAGCCGTTTCCTATTATTCCTATTTTGTCCATTTTTTACGCCAGTGTATTGTTCCATTAAAAGTTTGATAAGACTCCCACATACATTTTGAAAAACATTTCCATGCAGGATACGTCTTATTTTTATAATTAGGTCTCATGTTAAAACCACACATACATGTTGGAGGATTGCACCATAGCTTATTAGTAAACCAATTGTATAACCTCTTCATCTTTTATAGTATCGTGCTTCTCTAACTAAAGTCTTTTTTTCCTGCTGTCCTGTTATCGAGTTTGTATTATACATCTCACTTAGAACAGTTTTTATTTGAGTCTTGGTTAGTGGACGAACCTCAGTGACACCAGACATATTACTATATTTACCTTTGGGTTCTCCTAAGTGTTCTTCCATCATAAAAGTTCCTTTGGGAAATCTATCCACTAAATACTTCTGTTCAGTTTTGACGGCATCCTGTCTAGTTTTATAGACGGTACTAGCTAGTACACTTATATTGAAATCATCATACTGCTTCAAATCTCTTTGGTTGGCTAAAGAATTATACTTATTATATTTTACAAAAGCTCTCGCACTAAATCTTTCTAGGACGTCTTTGTAACTGGTTGTACCAAACTTATATAATTCTTTACCCGTTCGCTTGTGAGAAAACTTCACTAAATAAAACTTACAAAACTTACCTTTGAATAACTCACTACTCATTATGCTAACCTTACTCCATTATGTTTTAACATATCTACAAAATGTTCTTCATTCCACTTAGATTGGTCTTCTACCTTCAATATTAATATCATCTGAGTCAACAGATATTTGGAGACAGTTTTTGTTTCTCTTGTACCGTGCTGAGAGAGATACACCATAATTTTATATAACATGTTGAGAAGTTCTCCATCTACGTCATATAAAGATTCTTCATCAAATGGATTGTATATAAAACCAGCAGCCATTGTTACTTATGCTCTTTTTGGATATGTTTGAAACAATTATAACCCTTGTGTGTATACATATATATATGACAAAACAACA